TCAGAACATTAATACCTGACCGCTGGTTTGCGGGTGCGGCTGCACAGGATTAATTTCACCGGGCTTTGATATTGAGCGCATGAAGCTTTCCATCGTCACAAAGGTATGACCGCAATTCACATTGATGCACTGGTGATAGCGCTCTTTGGTTTCGGTGGTGATTTGGCTACTACTGCGGGTATGGGCTGCACTGTGGCATAAAGGGCAATTGAACATGATCCGGACTCCGGTATCATCCCGACTATGGTCGGTGTTAATGATAATTATGCGTGACTATTGATTAAAAATCATCATTCCATGTCCAAATCATCTATTTTTACTTCCAATTCCAGCGCGGTAGTAAAGCCGGTATCACTCACTGAGTGAGTAACAGTGACTAGCGTCCAGTCGGCCTCGTCAATCTGCTTTTTGAATCCGGTCACTTTAACCGGCACTTCGGGATAGAGATCGGCGCGGCCTTTGGCAAGTTGGATAGAGAATTTCGCCGCACCCCGTTGCAGCCGCTCCCAATTGGATTTAGCCGCCCGCTGTGCGTTGTTCTTGCTGGCGTAAGTGGTGCGCAAGGTCAGTACATTTTCATCCGTACCTATCAGATATTCGCCCTGTTTCTCTTCTGGCTTCTTGGGCTTGGCGCTGCTTTTCGTCTTGCGCTTACGCTTTACTTTTACCGCTGGTTTTTCGGTGGTGCGAGTGTTAAGCCAGTTCGCCACTACGCCAGTATATGCGCCCCGGTCAGCCATACTAAATTGATGGCCGTCACCCAAACTGCGGATAACGGTCATGACTGGTATCGGTTTACCGCTGGCGGTTTTCGATTGGCCTTGTTTGATAAATAACAGATTGCCATTTTTTACGGCGGCAATAGCACCATATTGTTTCGCCAGGCGGGTAATTAAATTACCGTCTGATTCGTTGGTTTGGTCTATATGGTCAACCGTTAAATCAGACATGGCTTTATTTAAAGTTGGCGTGAGTTTATTGCGCTCGGCAATTATTTTAATGATCCCGCCAATGGTGGTTTTATGGTAAGACTGATCGCGGCGAACATTCAGCGTTTCACGAAAATCCGCACTGCGGGCGCGAATCGTCAGCTTATCCGGTGCGCCGCTATGCTCTATTTCATCTACGGTGAATATGCCTTTATCAATCAGTGCAGCCCCTTGCCAGCCCAGCGCAACGGCTATTTTTGCTCCGCGACGGGGCAGCACTAATTTACCGTCTGAATCATCCAATTCAATATCAAGCTGATCAGCTTCAAAGCCGCGATTATCAGTCAAGGTTAATGACATTAATCGCTTTTTAATGCCGCCGCTTTTATCTACGCCGTCGACTTTAATAGAATAATCCGGCGCGTTATGCCCGCTATTTAACAGGCTATCGATTATGGTCATGATAATAATCCGCTGGCAGTGTCCGATATTTGAGTAGCGATATCGTCAAATTGCTGAGATAAATCACCAAACATTTCTTTTAAAGATTCATCGGTGCGCTTTAGTGTGAGCGTGAATTCAATTTTACGCGCCGAGCCATCACGGAAAAAAAAGCTCTTGCCACGGCTCAGATTCTCAATCACAAACATGCCATGAATAGCGCCGTTCCCTTCAATCAATGACCAGGCTTTACCGGTTTCGGCCATCAGTTGCAGCGCCATGAGTGAGATTTTACCGCCAGTCAATTCAGGGTATAGCACACCGGATAGCGTAATAGATTCTTCATCTGGCCCTAAAAATTGACTCACCGGCCGCTTGCCAATACGCGCATTGGACGGGTGACGCCAGGCCATTTGATGCTGAAAATCTTGATAGGGGACGGTTTGCAGCATAAAAACAAACATCCCTAGTGCCATCATCATGCTAGTGCTCCTTAATAATCATCATGGTCTTGATAGCTGCGGTTTGTTTTGCTTTGTGTGTTTCGGTGATAGGCCGCTAGCTGGCTGGCTACCTCGCGCGCGATATCTTGCGCGTTATGTTGTGGTAGCGGGTAGATATTGATAATGGGCGCACCGGTGCTGACTGGGTTTTGCTGCTGGTTGCCGGATTGGCCGTTATTGTGACTGCGGTACTGCGCCGCCGGTAAACTATATGGATGCAGCGGTGCGGCGGCGGCCTGATAGCCACTGAATAACATGGAAGCCGCGACCGCCATTGCGGCGGTATTACGGCGGCCGGTAACTTGCGCGGGGCCGTTGATGATTTCAGGGCCATGCTCACCGACTACACCAAATTTACCCAACGGAATATAGCCGCCATTATCGTATTCACCGGTATATTTCGCGGCGATATCAGCGGCGCTATTGCCCTTGGGTGCGGGTTTCCATGTGATACCGTAGTTACCTGCGGCGGCTGCTACCGCCGGATTACTCTGTGCCAGTTCGCGGGTTTTCTCGGAGCGTTGTTTGACTTCATCCAACTTTTCCAGCACCCACTTAATGGATGAAATCAGTAATTTAAGGGGAGTCATTGCCAGATTGATGCCATCAGCCAAGAATTGACCAAAGGATTTACCGGCATCGGCGGCTCTGTTTAAATCTGCGGTGGTTGATTGCACGGGTTCCAGTAACTTTTTAAACCAGTTCCACACGTTTTTAACTGCATTGCCGATCCAGTCAAATACCGGCCCCAGCGGTTTAAGTGCTTCTTTGATTGGGGCGGCAGCTCGCATAAAGCCATCCACTACGCCACCGAGAAACGCCTTAATCGGCTGCCAATACTTGTAAATCAGCAAGCCAGCGCCCGCGATAGCCGCACCAATCAGGCCAATCGGACTAATTAAGATCCCGAATATGCCACTTAAGCCACCAAGGGCAAAGCGCAGGAACTTAAGCGGGGATTTAGCCAGCCAGCTAATCCCATTACCCAGCATTTTAAAGCCGCTGATGCTGGATTTAACCGGTGAACGCACCACATTAACCAGCCCATTACCCAGCCCTTTGAGGGTGGTAATTGCCGACTGACCGCCATTTTTAGACAAGTTGAGCAGTGAGCGGCTAAAGTTGCCTATCTGTTGGGTGGTGATAGGTGTGGTACTCGCCAGTTTGGACATACCAAACGACAGGCGCGGCAGTAAGCGGATGCCTAATACGGAAGTGGTAAAACGCAGTAGCGCGAACGGCCCCAAAATACCGACAACGGCAATCGCCAGTGCGCCAAATGCGGCGGTAGCAATGGCGATAGCGGTACCCACTTGCACAATGCCCAGGCTGATTTTTGGGTGAGCCTTGAGGAACTCGGCCACGCCATGCATAAATTCAGTGATGCTTTTCGCTGTTGACCTAAGCCATGCGTCATTTTTTTCAAATAATTCAACGCTGACGTTTTCCAAGGCGGCATGAATGATGGTCATGTCACCTTTCAGGTTATCCAACTTAGTAGCAGCCACGCGAGCCGCCTCGCCATCATACTCACCGGGCTGCCCGCGCATCTTATCTAGTGAGCCATTACCGGCAGCGTGCATCAACACACCAAAACCGGTCACGGCATATTGTCCGGCGATACTTTTAAAGATAGCCCCGCGCTCAACGTTACCCATTTTGGCGGTTTTCTCATTGATATCTTTTAGAATATCAACCAGATCACGCATATTGCCGTTTTTATCGGCAGTCTTAACGCCTAAATCTTTAACGGTACTGGAGCCACCAATACGGCTTAAGATACTGCGCATAGTGGTACCGGCCTGACTGCCCTGAATACCGGCGCTACCTAGCATGGCGGTAGACGCTGCGACTGTCTCCAAACTCTGCCCGTACTCCCGACCAACGCCGCCGGAATACTTCATAGACTCACCCAGCATCGGGATATCCACGTTATTACGGGTAAACAGAGCGGTGAGCACGTCGGCCACCCGATCCATTTTCTCGGCGGGGATACCCATCGCGGTTTGAATATTGGATGCGATATCGGCGGTGGTACCTAAATCAATATCACCGGCCGCCGCCAGATTCAACATACCCGGCATCGCCCCGACAACCTGTTTAGGGGTATAGCCGGTGCGGCCAAGATAATATTGACCTTCGGCGACTTGTAGGTCGGTAAATTTAGAGGTCAGCGGCAAGGTGCGGGCCTGATGGCGCATAGCTTGCATTTCAGGCGAGTTTTTATCTTTAATGCGGGTTACCGCCTGAGTGCCACTCATCATGGCGTCAAATTCATAACCGACATGCAAGGCGTTTTCTATCCCACGACCCATTGCGCGGCCGGTGGATAGCGAGGTGTAGCCCAATCCGGCGGCAATGGCTTTACGCTGATTGCTGCTATCAAAGCGGTTACGGGCAGCACTAAGGCGCTGCTGTTGCTGCGCTTGCTGCTCTAACCGGCGCTGCTGCGCGGTCAGTGCCGCGGTGGTGCTGGTAATATTGGCCTTAAGGGATCGCTGCGCCTGGCCTAGTCGGTTGGTGGCAATGCCGCTATTTTGCAATGCGGTACGCTGGGTATGCAGCGCGGTACGTAAGTCATTGTATTTTTGTTTTAGTTTGGCGGCCTCTTCACTGGCGCGCTTAAATTCTTTTGCCTGTTTGGCGGTGGGTGCTGCACTATTTTTTAATTCGTTGGCGAGTTGGCGCGCTTTATCGCGTGCGGCGGCCAGTGCCTGAGCGGCACCATTAACCGCCACCTTATTCTTGCGAAAGCCCTCAATTTTGCCAGATTGAGCATCCAGTTGTTTGAGTTGGTCTTTCGTCGCTTTAATCGATGCGGCCAGCGTTTTATTGCTGGCCAACATAGATTTAAATGGCTTGGTAACTTTATCAATGGCGCTTAAAGAAACCTGCAAACGGAGGTTCTTGTCACTCATCACTGCCCCCGTTACGGATAATGGCCTTATGACGCCATTCTAAAAGCTCACCAATGGTCATTGGGTCGGTAGCTGATGGCGGCCAATGGAAAGTGACTGCAATATCAGCCATCAAATCATCGACCGTTAAGCACTCAGGTAGTCTGACTTGACCGAGTTCGGCAAGAAAAAAATCGCCAACGCCTGAGACAGGGCGTAGATATCAGCCGGATCAAGATTGCTGATTTCTGGCACGGTCAGATTCGGGGTGGTAATACGAGGTAACACACGGATCAGCGCGTCAACATCGGTATCCAGCAATGCTTGCAGTTTGGCACCGCGCAGCGCTCCGGCGTTGGGTTTATTCACCGTCACTTCGGTAATCGTGGTATTACCCCGGACGATAGGCACATCCAGTGTGATCACATTAAATTTACCCTGCTCTGCTGCGACAGTTTCAATTTCTGCGCCGGTTTCTGTTGTTTTTGTGTCTTTCATGATTATTTTCCAAAAATAAAGGGGAATGGCGTGGGGTTAATCACGCCGTGATACTACAGACCGATATTGCGGCGGTGGGCTTCCAGCATGTCTACGCCGTTAACGATTTCGACCATATTCACAATATCGATCTCAATCAGTACTTCACCGTCCCACGTCAATTTGTAGTAGGTGTTTTTGGTGGAAATCTTGGTAGTAGTGTTATCACCCTGCTTGCTGTCGCCACCGTCAATTTCTTCATGGCGGCCACGCATCACAATTTCTACCGCGTGAGTTTCGCCGGTATCGTCGCGCTGATAGGAACCCGCAAAGCGCAGTAACACTCCGTCGACTTTGGTTACGCCCCATTGCTTGTAGATCTCGGACTCAATGCCGCCTAGCGTCCAGTCAACATCTAGCGCGCCGTCAGCTAACCCCAAATCAACTTTGGCGCTGCCGTTCATCCCGCCGCCGCGAAACTCTTCAAATTTGCGGCTTAATTTTGGCAAGGTGATGGACTCAACCACCCCTTGATAGCTGTTCCCGTCATTGAACACATTCAGGAACTTAAGTTTGCGTGGTAATGCCATAATTAAGCTCCTTAGCTATTAACGGCGGCGGCGAAATTAGCCAGGTAACGATCGGTAATGCGCTGGCGCAGGGTTAAATCTTCCAGCGGCGGTACCGGTGTATAGTCGTAATCAATAAACAGACGGCCCGCTTTGAGAGTGTCTTTATCGTTCACGTTATCGTCATACCAGCAATCGCCATCAATCAGATAACCCAATGATTTCAATTCGCGCATTTTGGCGCGAATGCCCTCAATAATGTCTTTTGCCAGTGACGGGGTAAGCGGCTTATCGTTAGCCCACATATGGGCCTCAGCCATGGTGTCAGCTAACACTTGAGCGGTGCGGGTGTAGTTTTCAAAGGCAAACAGCGGATCATCAGAACAAGAGCGGGAACCCCAGAAGCGATAACCGTCTTTGCGGATCAAAGTGGTAACGTCTTTGCTGTTGAGTAAATTGGCATCGGTAGCGCTGTTTTGCAGATCCCAAAACACATCCGCACTGATGCCGGTGACGCCATTCACCCCGACGTTGGACAGTGTTTTATGCCAGCCCACATCATTATCAATCTTGGCACGCAAACCCAAAGCGCGGGCCGTGGCGTAAGCGGTAGTTTCGGCATTGGTGACCGTATCCCAACTGAGGAAATCCGGCCAAATCACCATCGCTTCACGCTGGCTGAAATTATCGCGGTAGATAATGGCCTCTTCTTTGGTTTTACAACCATAGGCACTGATATAAGCAAAGGCACGTAGGCTCTGAGCAATAGCAAGCAGTTCAGTGGCAACCGCTTTGGTGTCATGACCTGGCACGCCCAAAATGCGTGGCTTGACGTCAAACTTACCCTGGGCGGCTAACAGCGCTTTCATGCCGGTATAACGGCCATCCGGTGTTATTCCGCCAATAATATTGGAGGTGGTTTCGGCTTCGGTTTCACCCTGTGCCACACGAACAACGACGGTGAGTGGCTTGGTTTGGTCGCTGATAGCATCCAGTGAATGGGCTAAGGTGCCGGTTTCACCGGCCTTGCCGCTGGCGGCCAGCACATCGGTGAGCAATACCGGGGTATTGAGTGGAAACAGGGTGGCGTCAGCATCATCGGAGGTACAGACCATCCCGACCACCGCCGTACTGACAGTGCGGATCGGTCGAGTGCCTTCGCTAATTTCAATGACGCGCACACCATGGTGGTAATCGGTTGCAGACATGCGGTTTTCTCCGGTTAAGCGTTCATTCGCTATGATGCCGGATTACTACGCGCGGGGCAGGTGATGAGGATTGTGTGAGGGATGGCACAAGAGAGAACTTGCCACATTTGATATTACATCTGAAAAAAGAAAAACATGCCGGTAGATAAACCCGGCATACGCTTCACGCCTCAGTGCTTTCACCTGGCTTCACCGGCCACTCAATATTTTGGGGCAATAACACATCAACAGCATCAAGCAGAGCAATGTAATTTACCCAAGCTATTAGTTGCTGTTTATCGCTATCAGAAATCATTCCCAGAGCTAACTTTGTTTGCCATAAACTGATTGTTGAATAGGCTTCCGATAGCAGGACGTTTTTGGTCATCAAGGCAAATTCGACTTCATCAGCGTTTTTGGCCTCCTGCCCTGCGGCGGTGATATTCCACTCAAGTGAATCAGTATTAAATACGTACTCGTAACCATCATGCGGCTTTAAGTAAAATAGCCCATTCAGATACTTGTCACCTGCGTTGACGGGTAAATCGTCAATCGGAACAGGCTTGGGATCATTATGTGTCTCGGCAACGCCATCATATTCAATCGTGTTTGTCACAACACCTTTATCGCTAACAACTGCGTATCTGCCCATTATGCAAACTCCGTGATTGATATAAAGCCGCCAGTGCCATTACCACCGCCATAACCCGTAGTATTAGTCACAGAAGATCCACCACCACCACCGGCGGCATGTCCGTTACCGTTACCGCCTGTACCATCCGTTCCTGCATCAATGGGGCGTCCCGCTTGTCCACCTACGCTACCGAGGCCACCTGGTGCAGAACCACCACGACAACCGAGACTTTGATTCGGCCCCGTGCCTACTTGAGCACCCGGCGCGCCAATATCAGAGATGGACGAGTCAAGAATCGTGCCCAAAGTTGCGGTTGGTGACGCAGTGCCAACAGTGGCAATGCCGGTATTATTCGTTGTTCCCAGCACGCCGGGCTGTCCACCTTTACCGCCAGGGCATCTCAAAATCCCGGTAATAATGGTATCCCCGCCATCCAGTCCGGGGTTCCCGGCATTCACATTACTGGGCGCGCCTCCCAGACCGCCAAGGCCGATAAAGCAATCATAATTTGATAATACTGATACATCGACAAGCACTTCAATGAAGCTACCGGATTGACCAGCCCAGCCTTGTGAAGCATTACCCGCTGTCACTGTTCGCCCAGCGCCGCCGCCGCCGCCACCCGCCGACCACGCACGAATTATTGCCCATTTTGCACCGGCTGCTTTAGGTATAACGCCCGAGGAGGTAATTGAGCGTTTAGCAATAAGTCGCCCGATAGCTCCCGTACTTAGCCCTCCGATTAAATCAAGGTTTTCAAGCGTCTCGGTCAGCGCGGCTGGCCCTAGCGTTTTAATTTCAGATAAAAACTTCTTTATCTGCAAATATTGCGAGTGTGGGCTTTCTGCTTTGCCGTGGTCATCCAATGCCTTGCCCACATTATCTGCTACTGTTTTAACCGCTTTCGGTGTGGCGGCTAATGCTTCGCTATCGCTGGTTGTGGCACTGCTTAATTTCACAAAACCTTTTTCGGTCTTGCTGGCATCCGGATGATTACGTGATGTCTCATGCTCGGTGAGCAAGCTATCGGCGTACTGCTTAACCTCAATCGCCTTATCATCGGTTTTTTTATCAACGTATTGGCGCGTTGCCAGCACTACCGACGGATCGATTTTCAGCGTGACCGCATCGGTACTACTGATAATCAACACCATACGCACGGTCTGTGTGCGGCCGCTACCCTCTTGTAGCTGGGGTTTGTAGGTGTCCGGGCAGTTGGCAATGGCGATCAAAATCCCATCTTTATCGAACAGGCCAACTTCGCGTATCCACCAACCGCCGTCCGTTTCAGGAATAACCTGTTCAGCGATAATCTGGCTACTGTTAGCCTCATCAATACTTAATGAATTGAGAGCCGCACGACGCTTCTCAGCGATAAGTTTAGTTTGTGCCGGGTTAGGTGTAGGTAATACACCACCGCCATCACCTACCGCCATATGCGTAATTTGTAATTGAGTACCGAGAGCGGCCGCATTTGCCAGCTTGGCCGCCCCCAAATTGGTCAGTAGCGCAAAATATTTCACTGTCATGGGTTCACTCTCATATCATCAATCAGATGCACCACACCGCCGCAATAGCCTTGACCTCTGACGGTAATCGTTTCGGGCAGATAGGGGTAAATAGTCATTTCATCACCGTCATAGCTGGCGGCGCTGATGGGGATTGTTCCGTTAACGTCGAGATTAATCGACAGGCCAATCAGATGGCGGCTACACGGCTTGGCATCATCAATCAGCCGCTCAAGCTCTTGATACATTTCCTCGGTAATGCCGGTTTCCAACACGCCAATATCGAGGCGAAAGGTGCCGGGCGTCTCGTTGGTTTTCCACCACTCAATCACCTTGATGAGATAGCCGAGCGGCTCCACCACGCGCCGAATCGCGCCAATAGTGCCTTTGCGCTTATGCACGGTGTAAGCGACTTTAACCACTGAGCGTTTAGTCGCTTCCGGCCACTTCTCATCCCAGCGATCTACCGACCACGCCCATGCCAGATAGGGCAGTAATTCCAGCGGGCAGGTGTCGGCATTCCACAGCTTGCTCAATGGCACATCAATATCCGCCATACGTGCACAGGCTTGTGCGGCGGCGATCTCCAGTGGGGTAGAGCCAACCGGCAATAAGCGTTTATTCATCAGAGCCGCCCACCCTCAAGCTATAACCGGTGCAGTGAGCGGCTTGCGTTCTATCCAACACCACATCTGCCAGCGGCGCGACCAGTTCTACCCGCTGCACCCCCTCAACATGCAGCGCGGCATAAATGGCTGATTGGCGAATATCGCGACCTAAGCGGCGCTGGGTGCTGATATAGGTGTTTAGCCTGGCTTCGGCTGCGGCACGGATCGGTTCGGCTTCGGGCCCCGGATAAAAATAGAGCGTGGCGTCAATCTGGTATTCCACGATAGCGGCAGAATTAACTGTTAATCGGTCGGCCACTGGCCGCACGTTTTCATCGTTCAGCGCAGCAAAGACGTTATCCAATAAATCTTGCCGGGCTTCGCCGTTACCCTCGCGGGAAAGTACCGTAACCGTGACACAGGCGGGTGATGGGCTAATCGCTGAGGCGTCAGCAATCCGACCGTCCGCACTGCGAGCATGATATTCGTAAGCGCCGGTTGGCCCGGCCACGCTCAAGCCCTCAAAGGCTTGCGGGATACGCATGCGGAAATCGTCGTCAGATTCCATCACTGCGGTAATAGGCGGGATGGCGGCCGCATTGGCTGGCGTGATGGTCAAGCGCTCAATGCCATTATTTGCGCCGAGGTGATCTAAGTCGCTGCCAATAGCATGAGCCACCATCACCGCTTGCGCGCCCTCATTAACACGCTGCCGCAACAGCAATTCACGGTAGGTACTTTCCTGCAACAGCTTCACGATGGGTTCCGACTCAAATGACAACGTTAAGCGCACCGCGTTTTGTTGGTCGGCCGGATATAAGGCAATAAACGCCTCTTTGCGCACGGCAAACAGGCTGTCAAAATCCAGTGATTCAATCACCAGCGGGGCCGGTAACTGGCTTAAATCAATGATTGCCATTATTGGCCTCCTAGTGGCACGGCCAAACTCAACCGGCTTTCGCTGTCGGTACGGCTACCGGATAACTCCACTATCATCTGGCCGTCAATCTGGGTGGTGATACTGATGGCATTTAAGGTTACGCGCGGCTCCCAGCGCATCACTGCACCATACACCGCCGCCATCATTTTGAGACGCAGAGCGGGATTTTGTGGCTGGTCGATCAGAGTGGATAGCAGCGAACCATAATCACGGCGCATCACCCGCGTGCCTTGCGGGGTGGTCAGAATGTCGCTGATTGACTGGCGGATGTGCTCAATATCTTCAATGTGCAAACCGCTGTTACGGTTCATGCCGATATATTTATAGCTCGTCATTTAACCCCCTGAGTCCAATCGCCACCACGCTGCACGGCTCCGTGGTCATGCTTATCAACCACCACACCATTGGATGAGAACTGGCCGCCGGAATGCTCAATACTTCCGCTCATTTTGCCGCCTTGTTTCACTTCTAAGGTGGCGGTAGCCAGATGTTGGGTACACTCCACAATGGGGGTATTCAGCGTGATTTTGACCGAGGCACTACAGATAATATTGGGTGCGGTAACACTGGCCGACTCACTGGCTTCAATCACCGCCGAGGCTATTCCGGTAACGGCCAGGTGGCTGGTTTCCGGCTCATACTCAAAACGGGCGCCATCAGGAAAAGTGATCACTATGCCATCGGCCGATTGTGACGGGGCTGGATTGGCATCTGAAAAAATGGCGGGCAGCACAAAACCGGTGGTGAGTTCACCGCCAATACTAAGCACCATCACTTGCTCACCCTTGGACGGCGCAGACCAAAAACGCACCCGACCGGCGCGTAGCGTTAACCAATTGAGCCAATCGGTTTCAAGGTTGCCTATCTTGACCCGACACAATCCGTTAGCAAGATCGACGTCTGAGACGATGCCAATACGGATAATGTTAGCCAATAGGCGTTTGAGGCCAGCAATAAGGATATTCATTCGGCCAGTCTGCCGCCTACGGGCGCGCGGGGCATGTGATGGGTTTTGTGTGATGGATGGCACAAGGGAAATGAGACTAAAGCACGCATGCTAATATCACTTGCATTGATGTATTTATTGGGGGTACATTAAATAAATGGACATATCTTACGACCCAACCAAAAACGAAAAAAATATTGCTGAACGTAAATTGTCCTTTGAGGTGGCGCGTGATTTTGAAGTGGCTACCGCGCTAATTGTTGAGGATCTACGAAAGGAATATCCAGAGCGGCGCTTTCAGGCACTGGGCTACATTGAAGAGCGGTTACATATGTTGGTATTCACACCACGTAACGGCAAGGTGCATGTTATCAGTCTGCGTAAGGCCAATTCCCGTGAGGTAAAGCGGTATGAACAAAAAAATCAGTAAAGTCACCATAACCGATAACCCTGAGTGGGGCGAGGCAGAGTTTGCCCGCGCACGTCCAGCTACCGAGGTATTTACCGAGTTGTTTGGGAAAGAGGGCGCGGAAAAGGTGATAAAAACCCGTGGTCGGCCAAAACTGGCAAATCCGAAAGAGCCGGTTAAGTTACGGATTGATCACGATGTGGTGGACGCCTATCGGGCGCAGGGTGATGGATGGCAAACTAAGATGAATGAAGCGTTGCGCGATTACGCTAAAACACATGGAATGCTGTGATTTAGTGTGGCATAGCAATACATCAGTTCTTCAATCCATGCGCTATCGCCGTCAGTAAAGTGCAATAACTGGCGGCGCTCTTATTTAACGGTTAGCCAGTAGGGGAATTAAGGTCAACCATAGAGAAAGGAATGGTTATAGGGTAACTGAAAACAGCCGCCTCATTGATGTTATTTCAAATGTATTTATTCGGCATTAGTTTGCAAGACACCAAGAACACTATCACGATGGTTGCTAATGTGAGTTTTCCAAAGTGATCAGGAAAAAATATCAAATAACAGATTGAACATATGATAATAACCACAAATGGAATCGTTGAAAATAATATGTTACACAATATATTTTTCATTACCTTCCCATGCCATTAAGTATATTCACAATTTCGTCAAAGCTTAAATTGGAGTTCGAACGTATTTTCTCCATGGCTTTAGAAATAACCGGATCGATATATACATAAAGCATCTCTATATTATTGATTCGTAGTAAATTGTAATACCCAGGGTCAATGACTTGTAATTTTCTGGCCGCCATGGCGGATTTCTGAACTTTGCCATATAAATCAGCGGCATTAATTAAAAACAAACCTTTTTTATTTATTTCTGCTCGAACAATATTCGATACAGAGAATGACCCAGCAACTGTTTTAGCTATAGAGTAAGCCATTGATTTTTTTGTAGCCATTGAAACTGCGAGATTGGCACCCACATGGGATGAGTGATAAGCAGAACTCCGCACATTCTCACGCGGCGTATGTTTATCAAGAACATACTCGACATAAAGCTTTATCATGTCAAAGATAACATCAGATCTTTTGTATATCTCTGATATTGCCTTTATTATTCTTGTATCCTCAGCCTTTATCTCCTGACATTCACTGGCATACTTTTCAAAGAAACAGGATGTATACCAACTGGCTCTCTCTACACCACTGTATACACTCTCGATTGTTCCCTTGGCAGAACTCATCGTTTCTTTTATCCCACGATCTAGTGAGACTGATAACATCCTATCTGCATTTAGTTTTTCTTTTAAATAAATAGAAGCATTCATTAACTAGCACTCCATTGATTGTTAATAATTGTGTACTATACGTTATAATTATGGATTTTAAATACTACAAAGGAGCTGTATGATGCGATTGGCTAAATTTGGGACTTTTCTTGTTTTATTTGTTATCTTGACCTTTCTTATTCCAGAAGTGTTGGTATTGGTATTGTCAAGTGATCAGTTTGGCGATGCGATCAGCTATTTTAACTTTCTTAATACGAATATTCTGATAGCGCTCTATTATGAAATGGCTATTCTTGCTATTATTCTGTCATATCTAATGACAAAAGTGATTTTTCATTTAATGAGAAAAGATAAATAACTTAAGCAGGAATAACTAGTTAGCAATGTGCTCTAATGCTAAATCACCTATCCATTCTAAATCGCCGTCAGTAAAGCCCAATAACTGGCGGCGTTCGTATTTCACTGTTGGCCCGTTCTTTGTGACTTTATCCCGCAAGCCGTAGTGGTGCACCCTAGCCAAATTATTAACCGTACCGCTAAAGGTGACGGCGGCCTCATCGGCGTTGGATTCGCTTTTGATAAAACGGGCGGTGCGCAGCTTGGTAAACATTTTGCGTTTGATGCGACCTTGTTTATCGCGGCGTTTTTTCTTGCGGGCCACAAAGGGGGATCCGTCTGGATTTTGCTGTGCCTGAATATGCTTTTGCTGGCGCTGGCGCAGTTCTTTAGAGACTTGACGCATAAATGCGCCGCGCGCCTGTGGGGATAATTGCGCCAGCAAGATTGATAATGTCTGGTCTAATTCGTGCAAGTCATTCACTCGGCCCACTCCGCCACAGTTTCACCGTCAACATTCACTTTGTAACTTTTGACAAAGTATTCCGGTGGCACCGGCTCGTCCAGGTGAGTCACGGTGACTACACCCTCTTGCTCTTTGACGATGGTTCGCTCGGTCAGCTTGAGATCAATACTGATATCTCGCAGTTTGTTATCCAGATAATCCACCTCAAAAGTGAAACCGTCTGGCCGTTTATCGGGGTTTGCCATGATATCCGGCTGGTTGGTGCGCAACCAATGCAGGATAGGGACAATGATCAAATCCAAATTATCGGCATAATCCGTAATCACCAGATTTAAGGTGTACTGATACTCAAAAGAGAGTGACGGGGCCAGCGTGGCAATAATCGCCCCTTTATCGATAAAGACATGCAAGCAGTCTGGGTTTTGCTTGATATACGGCACCGCCTTTAAAATGGCGGTGCGCAGCGAATCAGGTTTTAACATCAGCGGCCCCTTGCTGGCAAGCCAGCACCGTATCAACCTGCGCCGCGCAAGCGTGCAATGCGGCCTCAAGGCGATCAATATCGTCGTTTAAATCACCGTTAGTGTGCGGCTCTGCTGCCGGAAATTGGCACTGCGCCACTCTCGGACAGCCATTGACGGTAATCTGCGGCCCCAGTGATGGCGGGGCGTCGGCGCAAGCGGATAATATCATCAGGCAAGGGAGCATCAGCCCAGCGGCGTAAGGTTTCATTTTCACGGTATAACCTCTTGATTTGGCTATTGCGCTGCGCCAGCAACTGATCGGTACTGGCAACCCGTTGGCGTAATTGTGCCTGTGCCTGATTATTGGCATTGGCGGTCAGTGCCAGGGCAATAAATTGGCCGTTTTTGCTGGCTACGTCGGCGGTTTGCTGATCAATCACCGCTTGCCGAGCCTCAGACAAACGGTAAGTTTGTACGCCACCGGCGATCAGCAAGACAGTGGCAACTGCCCAGGCGAGTGGAGCGGTGTTGAAGATTGGCATGGTGTTAGCCCGGATATTGACGGGCGGGCAATTGAAAATGCGGGCCGTCTTTAAAGGTTGTCCAATTACCGCCCCACTCCACGGCGATCCCCAGCTCGGCGGCGGCTTGTTTCATTGCGTCAGCCATCGGATGAAAATATTTCCATTCCCAGCTCACTTTGCCATCGGGCAGCGGCACGATATCCACCGCATGACCGGTTAAATGACGACTGTTCAGGGTTTGGCTGGCTCCGGCCTTGACCAATTCGCGCTGGCGTTCCAGTGTACGGCGGCCCTCAATCACTTTAAAATCAATCGATGTCAGCTCCAGCGCACGGCGCACCACTTTGACTAAATCAGGATGCACGCCAATCAGATTACTTTCGCTGGTCTTGCCGAAAATGAATTTATTGCTTGGCATCAGAGGTTCCCGCCTTTTTGTTAACAATTTTAAATACCAGCTCACGGATGGTCTGCAAACCGATCAGCCCGATAAGGCAACTGACAAATATTTCCACTTTCCCGGCGGCAACTTCGGTTAATGCACCATTGAGCCAGGGAATCGCATCAATCAGATGGATCAGCATCGGGGAGATAACCGGGCCGATATTGACGCCGACCAACCCACACACCACCCCCTCACCAATACCCTCACGCAACTTACCGCCGCCCCACACTACGCGGCGAAATGCCACAATAAAGGCGACCAGAAAGCCGTTTATCACGGTTGAATGGGTAGAATAAAAGGCCAGTACCACCCCCACCCAACTTGGATCTTTTTCTGGCATTTTCATATCCGTTACCCCTGTGGGGAATTGTGCAATCAGTCCCAAAGTTGCAGGGTTTGCGTGGTGACAGCGGCGCTGACTTCCGGCATTTCCACCGGGTAACCGTGCGGTAACACTGGCCCGATATCCGCTAACCCCGGATTAGCCGCCAACACTTTTTCAGTCACACCCTCAGTGCGGCCGTAGTAGCGCCAACACATGGCATCAACGGTGTCGTACTGCTGGGCCAGAATGCGCATTAAATCAGCTCCACCGTCATGCGGTTGATGGCCTGAATATCGTTAATCGCCCAGGCAGCATCACGGCGCAGATTATCAATGGTGGGTTCCAGTGAATCGGCCCGCTTGCCGCCGGTACCGGTGGTATCAAAGCCACGAAAACGATCAGTTAAACGGGCTTGCATCAGGCAAAACACCGCCGTGCGGTACAACTGAATACGGGTACTTTCCTCGTTCAGTTTTTCCGCAGGCACCTCCGCTGCTGACAGATAACCCTGTTTTTGCTGGGTTAAGCGCCAGACTGTCAGCCGATCATTAACTTCATTGATGGCAAACAGTGCCGCCTCAATCACGCGCGGCTGGGTGATGGTACCGTCCTGACGTGACTCTTCGCGGTACTGATTCAGGTCGATATCCGGCCAGAAACCGTCATTTTTAATGACCGTGTTTTCCGCTGGTTCCACCGGTGCTGGCGCTTCTGGTGTCTGATTGGTGTTGATGACGATTTCCATGCTGACACTCGCAAAATAAACGGGCGGTGGACACTGGCTTTGCCAGGGTAATAAATATCCTAACTAGGCTAGCGTGCCGCCCTCGCCGGGGCGTAGGGTTATGAGGCTGCTTTAATCAGCTTCTCAAGATTCTTGATATCGGTTTTCACACCACTGTTATCATCCAGTTGCAGCGCCGTTTTCAGGTTTGCCAGCGCGAGAACGTGGTCGCCGTCCTGACGCAGGGCATAACCCACGAATTTATGCAGCCGGGCGCAAACCATATCCGGCATATCCTGACCGGTTAAAATTTGCTGGGCGCGTAATAACTGCTGAGTATCCAGCGGCTTTTGGTCGGTCAAGGTACGCTGTGCAATGGCGGCGACTTCCTCGGCAATCAGGCACGCGGTGGTGCGCTTAAAGCTGTCCGGCGTCACCAGATTATGCTTAATGGCGTACTGCGCAATATCCAGAGCGCGGGTGATATCGCCCACATCCAAATGCCAAATCAACATGCGCATCAAAATGTCGTCCTGCTCGCCGCTCCCTTTCGCCAGCACCCCCGCCACCCACGGCTGATAAGTGGGCAACATGCCTTGTTTAACTTCGGCTTTGCGAGCGATCGACTCAATACGGCCCAATTGGGCCATATCCTGTTGCAGCTTGAACAACAACAGCTCGTAATTGCTGGCGTGGCTCAGGTTGGCCGCCTCACTCAGTGAATCCGATTGCTGGGCCGCCACAAACAGCCGATGGCGGCGAACGGGGTTACTCATAATGAATTAGCCCCCAGCCGGAACGGAGAAATCACCGAATTCAATGTTTTCAATCAGGGCTACGCCGTCGAAATCTTCAACCACGTAGGCTTCATTGACTGACTCATAGTTTTCAATGCGATCCCGTTTTGGATTGTCGATAATGTGGCGGCGGCGAGTGCCGTCTTGCCAGTAGATAGACAGGTTATCTAAACGAGTGATCATGATGGCATTAGCCGGGAATGAGGGCGCACGCACTGCGGGCAAACCGCCAACACGCTTTTGGCTGATAATTAAATCGGCGGCCAGCGCTTCGCTGTTCGGCTGCTCCTGATTGACGATCGGGAAGTATTTATCCGCCAGTAACTGACGGCCAACAATCACCACCAGTTCGGTATCTTCCTGGAACCACGGTTGAATCAGCTCATCGGTGGCGGCCATCACCAGCGCATCCAGATTATGGAAGTCACCGCCTTTGCCGATGCGGATTTTTGCAGAGATAACATCACCTTGCTCATCAACTACTTTATCCATCACCTGACCTGGCGCATCGTCACGAATGCTTTGCAGCCAGCCACGGTTAACATCTTGCAGTAACTTATTGACGCTACCGTCAGAGGTTTTTGCGCGGTGAGTACCGTTAAAACCGATCATGATGCGATCCAGTGCCTGGCGTTTCACAATCGCATCACGGATGCGTATTTGAAAATCAGGGAATTTAGCCCACATATCCAATTTGATATAAGCCAGCGCGGTATCAAAGTTGGTCTGGGTACAGTTGTATTTTGTCCCATCCAGACCGCTGGGATCGGAGGCTTCACGCTCTTGCTTCGAGGTATCCGTGGTGCTGGCAATCGGGCGATCAATACTTAAGCCAACCTTTTCACCCTCTTTCTCATCCACCGGATAAATGTTGATTTTTGACAGGAAAACGCTGCTTTCCTGTTGTTTGGTTTCCAGTTTCTGCGCAATGGATGGCTCAACGGTGAACTTGGTGTTGATGTCATCGGCTTTTTCCAAACCGTTCAGGCTGGCAACCTGCTGGCGGTATTGGTTGTACTTTTGTCGGGTGACTTTTTTCATGTGAAATTAAATCCTTAACATGGCAAGCGGAGTGAATTAGCAGTCAGTCAACATGGCACTGTCGCTGCCAGTTGAGCGCTCGCGCTGGGAGAAATTACGGTCTGTTTTACTGAGCGTGGTTTTCAGCTCAGTAAGTTCTTGTTTGGTCGCATCGTTGGCGGTCTTTAGTGCTGTAAAGGCCTGTTCCAATGTGCTGATAGCCGACAATTTCTCCTCAACCTGCTGCGCAACCAATTCAACCGCCTGATGCACATCGCTAAAACGCGCATCATCACCGGTTTGTTTTTTGGTAAACATGGTCTTGATGGTGGTCAGCAGGTTGGGTTTAGCCTCCTGCTCGGCTTCAAATTCCAGATTGATTTCGGTGGCTTCGGTAAAAATGGCGTCAGACTGGCTTTTGCGTGATGCCAGCGGGCTATGTTCGCTTTGCGCACAGAATGTCAGCATTTCAGCGCCTAATGAGGCAGGAGTGTCAGTAAAACCAATGCCGGTCAAATAGGCTTTGCCGGTATCCGCAAACTTCTCAATATATTCAATGCTGGAGTAGACCTTTTGCCGCGCCTGACGCAGTTTCACCAAATCGTCAGTGGCATCCACCTGGACAAGCAGCGCTAATTTGCCTTTCAGTGGCCCGTCACTGATTTCTTCATACTTGGCCGCCGTGATATCGCCATAGGCGCGGAACTGACTATCAGGTAAAGCGCTCTTGATATGCTCCAGATTGGCACGCGAGCCACGAAATGCCGGGTTGTAGCTTTCGGCCATTTCAATGATGTGGGCGCGGGGAACATGGCGGCCATCACTGGTTGCGCCCTCCACCACGGCACGGAAAAACTTAGATATTGGCATGTGATTGATTCCGGTCTGATTCGATAGTAGTGACCTATGTTGGCGACCGGCGACCAACGGAACAATCAGGCGCTGTTGTGCCATGGCTGGCACAAGGTGTAATGCGGGATGGAGGAGGTGCGGATAGGTAGCCTTGCTGCAATTAAGCAATAAAACAGGCTATTTCACATGGAAAGCGTTGTTATCAATGCCGATTTAGATCCCCGCCGTCAAGCCATGTATCTGTATTGGCAAGGGTTGCGTATCGCCCGAATTGCGGAAATGATCGGCGAGAAAGCGGTCACGGTACACAGTTGGAAGCGCCGCGACAAGTGGGACGCTTACGGGCCACTGGATCAGATGCAACTGACCACGGCAGCGGAATATTGCCGCCTGATCATGAAGCCTGTCAAGGAGCCGAAAGACTACAAAGAGATTGATTTGCTAGGCCGACAAGCCGAACGTCACGCCCGTATCGGTAAATACAATGATGGCGGCAATGAGGCCGATCTCAATCCCAACATTGAGAAGCGCAACAGTGGAACACGCAAGGCAGCGCAGAAAAATGTATTCAGTGAGGCGCAGATTGCCAGGCTGAAAGATATTTTCAATGAATCCATGTTCGATTATCAACGTAACTGGTATGAAGCCGGTTTATCGCCTGATTTCCGTATTCGTAACTTTTTAAAATCGCGCCAGGTCGGGGCAACCTACTTTTTCTCATGGGAAGCCCTGCTGGACGCCCTCGACACCGGCCGCAACCAGATGTTTGTTTCCGCCTCCAAGGCGCAGGCGCACCAGTTTAAAAACTATATTGTCGCGGCGGCACGTCAGGTGGATGTTGATTTGCGCGGTGAGGTGATTATTTTACCCAATGGCGCGGAAATGCACTTCCTCGGCACTAACGCCAGCACCGCACAGGGCCGCCCCGGCAATCTCTATCTGGATGAATATTTCTGGATACCCGGCTTTCAGAAGTTACGCCGCGCCGCATCGGGTATGGCCTCACAGAAAAGATACCGCGCTACCTATTTTTCTACCCCCTCCAGCACCTCACATGAGGCTTACCCGTTCTGGGCTGGCACGCTGTTTAACAAAGACAAGGCTAAAGATAAGCGCATTGAAATTGATGTCAGCTATCCCCGGCTGGCGGCTGGGCGGTTGTGTGAGGATAAGCAGTACCGCCAGATTGTCACCATTGAAGATGCATTAAAGGGTGGTTGCGACCTGTTTGATATTGATGAATTACGCAATGAAAACAGTGAGGAAGATTTTGAAAACCTCTTTATGTGCGGCTTTATTGACGATAACGCCTCCACGTTCAAACTGGCCGAAATGCAGCGCTGTATGGTCGATAGCTGGGAAAAATGGTCAGACGTTAAACTGCTGGCGCTACGCCCGTTTGGTGATCGGCCGGTATGGATTGGCTACGACCCGGCCAGCACCGGTGACAGTGCCGGTTGCGCCGTCATTGCGCCGCCGGTAGTGGCGGGCGGTAAATTCAGGGTATTAGAGCGCCACCAGTGGAAAGGCATGGATTTTGCCGATCAAGCCAGCAATATCAAAAAGATCACCGAGCGCTATAACGTCACCTACATCGGCATTGATGATACCGGTCTGGGCCGTTCGGTTACGCAGCTAGTCCGGCAATTCTTCCCGGCAGTGAACGCCATTCACTACAGCCTGGAAATGAAAGCCGACCTGATTTATAAGGCAAAAAATATCATTCAAGGCGGCCGTTTGGAGTTTGACGCGGGCTGCATTGATATTGCCACCGCATTTATGTCGATCCGTAAAACCATGACTGCCAGTGGCCGCAACGCCACCTTTGTGACTGACCGCTCCAAAGACGTCAGTCACGGTGATGTGGCGTGGGCCATTATGCACGCCTTATTCCATGAGCCTCTTGAGGGCATTAACAGCAATAACACCAGTGTGATGGAGATCTATTAATGAGTAAACGCAACAGGAAAAACCGCCCGACCAAAGTGACAACAGCCATAGCGGGCAATAGCACCCCACAAGCCGAGGCGTTTACTTTTGACGACCCAATCCCGATGATGGACAGGCGCGATATTCTGGATTATCTGGAATGCGCAGTAATGGATCGCTGGTATGAGCCGCCGGTATCGTTCAATGGCCTGGCGAAATCCTTTCGTGCGGCGGTGCATCACAGCTCGCCTATCTATATGAAACGTAATGTACTGGTTAGCCTGTTTGAGCCGCACCGCCTGCTTTCAAAGCAGGATTTTAGCCGCTATGCGCTGGATTTTTTGGTATTCGCTAACTCGTTTTTAGAGGCCCGCTATAACCGGCTGGGTGGCATCATGAAACTGGTTCCCAGCCCAGCCAAATACACCCGCCGAGGGGTAGATCTGGATACTTACTGGTATGTCTCATCCTATGCCAACCCACAACCATTTGAAGCCAACAGCGTTTTTCACCTGCTAGACCCTGATATTAACCAAGAGGTTTACGGCGTTCCTGAATATCTCGCCTCGCTAAACTCGACCTGGCTTAATGAGGCTGCAACGCTCTTTCGTCGTAAATATTATCTGAATGGCAGTCATGCCGGATTTATCCTGTATATGAACGACGCGGCTCACAAACAGGAGGATATCGACGCCTTACGTAAAGCGCTGAAAGAGTCCAAAGGGCCGGGCAATTTCCGCAATCTGTTTATGTACGCCCCAGCCGGTAAAAAGGATGGGATACAAGTGATCCCACTGGCAGAAGTGGCGGCGAAAGATGAGTTTGCCAGTATTAAGAATGTCACCCGCGACGACCAGTTAGCCATGCAGCGTGTGCCGCCGCAACTGATGGGTATTTTACCCAATAATACCGGTGGTTTTGGTGATGTGGAAAAAGCCGCGCGGGTATTTGCCATCAACGAATTAGCCCCCCTGCAAGAACGACTAATGGAATTAAATGATTGGGTGGGGGAGGAAGTGATCAGATTTAAGCCCTATGAGTTACTCGCCAAGCAAGAATAAATCCAATTTATGCATACACTAACCGCCTTTTAGGCGGTTTTTGCATTTATATGCACATGAAAAAAAACAACGTACCGCTTTTTAGTCTTGGCACTGATAATTGTGTCAGTCACAGCGAATAAAAATTAATGTGTTGTGACATGTCACAAGCCTCTTGATTTTATTTCTGTGCCATGTCACGATTTTAAAAGAGCAAGCCGCAACGGCCACCGCAAAAATTAGTGATAATTGCTCAAATTGTTGAGTAAACTGACCACCATAACCCTGCAAGTTCATACCGCAACAATCCGCATGATTCCATTCATTCCCTAATCACTGTCTAGACCGCGCCAATACTGGGTTTCCAACCCCTTCCTAAGTGCATAAAAAGTGACTATTTAGTCACTGCAAAGCGCAGGCGGGGGAGCGCGCGGAACGAGGGGCGGTCGGTGGTGTAATGCCTCCGCATATATGGCATAAACCCCCCTGCATACGCATGTGCTCAACCCTGCCTTTTCGGCATAAAATTCGCATCATCGGAGGTGAAATAAAAAAGCGCCTCTCAGGGTGGCATGGGGGCGCTTTTGTGTGGGGGTGATTTCGGGTGAAATTGAGTGATATTTTTATTTTATTCAAACTAACGCATATATATTCATTTTAATATCTTATCCAAGATTGCTGTGGTACACTATCAGTACCCGTGCTATAGGCTGTCTAGCATCAGTTTCTTATACCCCTGCGTCTGCCAGCATTCCGCATCACCTTGTAAACAGCAACCGGCTTTATCGCCCGGCAATGTGTCACCGCATCGCTTGCAACTGCTTTTTTTCAACTCTTCAAGCTGTTTGTGTAGCAGTTTATTGTCCTGGCGAAGCAAGCCGATCAAATACTCGGCCCGTTCATAAGGCCCACGAGCAACGCGACGCTGTTCGCACCCCTCCATAAGCATTGCGAATTCTGCGGCGTCAATACGTAAAGTCAGTTCGGTAATGCCTAACTCTTTATCGCGCTGGCGTTGAGCGCGTTTACGTTCGCTTGCTGTTGTCATGTCAATGACCCTCCCGCTCTGTATAGGCATAAAGTTTGGTGTCATAAGGGATTACGCTAAGGTCAACCAGCACTTTAATTTCCCTCTCACCAAATGATTCAGGATCACCAAATTTTGATACAACCTCTGCAATCGGCCGGTGTAGATTTTTGTTTATAGCTTCCAGTTGTTCACGCAGTAATAGCAATGCAGCGTTTCTTTCCATGAGAGCGTGAGCCATTTGATTGATGAGATGGCCGCCAAGCCAAAATTGAGTTAGTCTAACTAAATGCTGCTCATCGCTTATCAACGTATTTATCTGTAATTTCTGCTTTTCACTCAGCATCTGCATTCCCCTTTAAAATTTAATCCGCATGAATCGATTAGTATTCCAGCGACCCAAGCCCATGATTTCTATTTTTGAGGTGAAATGCTTATAGCTCTTTTCGTCCTCTTTGAATGTTTTCAGGGCTGCTATCCGGTGAAGTAATTCAATTCTTGCAAAAACATCTACAGTTCTATTCTCGTGAAATTTTAGGTGTTCATTTTTAAAGTCTCTAAAGACTAATTGCACTGCGAGATAGCTATAGGCGAAGCAATCAGCCCTAACAGCTACCATTTCAACTCTGCGGCGTTCCATTTCTTCATCAAATAAAAACTGAATATCTGCTTTGATCATTTTATTCGCCTGTTGACTGATGGGTTTCAAGGAGTGCGCTCAAGATGGCAAGTTGTTCGTTCGCTGATAACTCGCTGTAATTATTGGCCCAACGCAGAGCCTTACGCTTGATTCGCTGCCGGTCGATATAGTCTCTACCGGCAAAAGTGGCGCTATAGGCGGCCTCAGTTGGATAATTCATCCATAGCTGTTCGGTGCGCGGGCCGCCGCGCGTCATAACTTGAAATTGGATAGAGCGCCAATCGCTCAATAATTCATCATATAAATCTGATGGGTAGCCGGAGATCATGACGTAGGCGGGGATATCGCGCAGGGTTGCAATCAAGTGCCGATGGTCGTCAGTGGTGTATTCATGTTTGTAGCGGGCTTGACTGGTGCGAGTTTCCATTAGGTATGGGGGATCCGCATAAATCAGGACGCGACCGGCGCGGGTAAAGTCGAACTTTTCAAGATAATCGACAGCATCCTCATTGAGCACACTGACATGTGGCAGATCATGGTTAAAAACAAAATTCTTCGCGGTGCGCGCGTCAATATCTATTCCAATATTGTTGGCGGCCGGCGGTTTTTTTAGCATCACAGCGCCACCGCCTAAATGCGTTTCGATATAGGTATCATGGGGCGGCATCTGGCTTATAATTGCCTGATACGCCCCGCTTGCCGCCTTACTGCCTAAATATCCCATTTCTGATCTCCATCGTTAAAAGTATCTGTGCTGTAGTGGATTTCACATCTGACATGGACGTGCTTGTCTGTATTTGCCGGTACAAAATCGCGCTGGCCAGTACAGACAAATTCAACTGTGTTTCGGTACCGCACAGACGCTTATGACTGTGCTCGATGCCCTTCTCGTAATTTTGCTATTCGGTTCATGATGTTAAATGCCCGTTGGTCGGCGGTTGGCTGCGGTCGGTATTGGTACAAACAACAATCCTCTCTTGCCCGCCAGTTCTGGCTGCCGATGGTCAACGTTGCGCCGCAAGCGAGTGATTGCGCCTGGTGTTCGCTGATGGAAAGCCCGATTGACTCCGCAAAATCGCGGATTTTTGTTGCCACGGGTGCCAGTTGTGCGGTTTTTTCTTGCCGCTGGGCGGCCTTTTGGGCTGATACCTGGCGTGATGACTCCTCGGCTGGTGTCAATACGCTGGTTTTAATGACTGTCGGTCGCTCGTTTTTCACCCTGCGGAGTAAGGCCCGACGTTCTGCGTCGGTGATCGTGGCGAAATCGATGATTTTTTCTTCTGATGTTCTGTCTATAGTCTCGTCCGGTTCGCTTGTTTTTTGCTCTACCGGAGAGTTATTGACAGAACTCCAAGGGACGGCGGGGTCGTCCTGAAAAACATCAAACCCCACGGCAACGGCGGGTTTCACCTTTTGGCGGGCGACAATCTTCCAAGTTTTTAGACGAGTACAGATGCGCGACGCCTCGCCCAAAAGCGGGGAATAGATACCGAAAATCTTCTCGGTGATTTCGCCGTAGGCGTTGGGCTGTTCATTGTCCTGATAGGCAATGCGCACGGTGTAATCCTCACGCGGGATCAGTACGCCGCCTTGCTTCATGATGTAGGTAGCAAAGCAGCCCGTATCTGCGGCGGCGGTGACGGCATCCATTACCGGATCGACCAATAACGGCTTACCGCGCTGATAGGTGCCGGAAATCTTGAGCGTAGTGACCAGTTGATTACTCAGCTTGCGCAGCTCCCGCCAGACGGTAACCGGTGGCGTGCCTATTGGTTGATATTGGCGGATACGGTGACGTGACGCCCAAGCCATAGCGAAGCGGGCCGTTTCTTTCAGCGGCTTGCCGGTTTCATGGTCTAGTTCGCCATCCAGCGCGTAACCATCAATGTTTTTACTAATGTATTTAGCGATATAGGCGGTAGCACTGCCTTTCTTCGGATCAAGCCGCTTAGCGGTAAACCGGGCGCTGGTGCGCTTACCTAATTCGGCGCGATCAGTTTTGACGGCATAGGCGCGCATAATTTCAGTGATGGCATGGCGTTCTTGCGGTTTCATAAATAGCAGTAAGTGCCAGTGCGGTGTACCGTCATGATGCGGCTCGGCAACACGAAAACCATAAACGCGCAGATTTTCGCGGCCCAGTTTTGAACCGATGTTAGCCCACATCTTGGTGAGATAGGCTTGCGCCTGTGGTGGCGTGCTGTGATTCCATTTTGGGTTAGCGTGACCGCTTTGATTGTTGGCGTGGTATTTAGACGGGCAAGTAATTGTGTAAAACACCCCAACATCACCACGCGATTGCGCGACCAGTTCAATCCCTTTCATGCGAGCCATCAACTCATGACGGCGAATAGTCGGATTGCTAATACTGGCATCCACCATTGCCTCTAAAGAAACGGTGTTACCCTCATCATCAATCAATTCATGCCGCTTGAAGAATTCACGGTTGCGGCGTTTTTGCTCTATCCAGTCAGCCAATGCTTCTTTGCTGACATAAGGAGCGGCCCGTTTGTGGATCATGCCTGCGGCACGTAACTGACTTTCTCGCCAATCGTTACGCAGCCGCCACAATTTACGCTCCCACCAGTCGGGGTTTATCAATCGGGCAATAGCAGAATAGTAGATCGTGCGATCCACTGGCTCATCAGGCTGGCCGGGCTTCGGCCCCAACTCGCGCCAGTGCGGCGGCCTGACCCGCAAAGACCACACTTCAAGCGCAATATTGCGATAAATGGTCAATAGCTCGGCATCAGATAATGTGCGCGTTTCTTCGGTGGGTGTTGATACCTCAGTGCAGAACATTTCATTGGTACGGCCAGCAACATCATTCGCTAGCGACTTAACCCGGCGCTTGCTCAGTTCGGCAAGGTGGCTATAGATACCCTGAAAATAAGCCATTAGCTCAGAAATATGGCCTTGGCTAACGCCCTGATATTCACGCACAGCATCCAGACGTACCAATGCATTCTTGCAGGTGCCGGTTAAGAATGCATTGGTATGTTTATCGCCATGATTTTCACGTAACCATCTAATTTTATTTTGAAAATGTGACTTAATAAAAATAGGTTGCTGATCAATGCGGGCCTCTACACCTTGCGGTGAATGCGCCCATTGCTGTTTATCACGGAAGTAGATTGCGCGTTCAAGCTCGGCGCGCTCCCTGCGCATCTTGAGTAAGGTTTGATTAGGCTCCCGTAGTTCGGTATAGCCCAGTGCATTCAGGCGTTTTATATAGCGAATAACCAGCGGGTGCGATTTTGGTTTCTCTGCCACGGCGACCGGCGCTAAAGATTGGTAGCCACCAATCGCGGGGCGCGGGGCATTCCACGGATAGGCCCATTCAATAGAAACGTCACCGCTGCCCGGATAAGGCAGCGGTGACGTGGGAGCCATGAGATTAATAGCGCGCTCACTCATCTAATTGTGCCGGAATCGTCGCAATAATTTCTCCGGTGCTTTTTCTGCCATTACTTTTACAACTGATAGAGCGCGGAGCTGTAATCGAGTGGAGGGTGTAGCGGCTATAGAGATCGCGGGTGATAGGGGTTTCACTATTGGATGCAACAACGTGACAACCATTTTCAGCGGCCCTTGCCAGTAGGCGGGCTAAACGAAATTGCTGATCAGCGCTAAAACCATCGGTGTGATAATGGGTAAACTCAGCAGTGCTGGATACTGGGATATAAGGCGGATCGCAATAAATCACATCACCCGCAACAGCCATTTCCAGTGCTTCGGAAAAATCACAACATAAGAAGGTCGCTTTCTTGGATTTTTCAGCAAAGAAACGGATCTCGGCTTCGGGGAAATAGGGCGCTTTGTACTTGCCATAGGGGACGTTAAATTGCCCTTGTTGGTTATAGCGACAAATACCATTAAAACAGTGGCGATTTAGGTAAAGGAAGATTGCTGCTCTGGATATATCATCACGGTTTCGTGCATTGAATATTTTTCGGAAAATATAATATTGTTCGTGGGAATTAGCCGTAAGAAATAGTGAGGAAGCTACATTGATTAAGTCGCTCGTTTCTCTTTTGGCGATTTCATAGAAGTTAATCAGATCATCATTGATATCTGTTATCAAATATTCATCATAATCTGTATTCAGCATTACAGAACAGGAGCCAGCAAACGGCTCTACCAGTCGTTTACCTGTTGGCAAATGTTGAAGTAAGGTTGGCATAATACGAGCCTTTGAACCGGCCCATTTCAGCGGGGAGCGATTTATTGTCATCGGCCGCTTACTCATTTATTTGGTTTTGGATTTTATCGGATTCCTGGCGCAGCAATTCCACCGATTCTTTAACGCATAAAGCACGAGCAATAATAACATTCGCCAGATTTTCCAGAAGCTCAGAGGTCAGTATTGCTTGTTTCCTACGTTCATTTATCAGTGCATCATTGAGTAAATCAGCGTTTTCAAATTTCTTACTCGTCATATTCGAGTCCTTAACTTTAGATAATAGGAATCCCGACGCGATAAATGCGCCATATTTAATAACCTGCTAAAACGTTATTTATAATAAGTCTTTTGGAATTGAATTTAAATCAACCCATAAATCCAAAGCGGCTTTACGTACTGCTTTTCTTTCGTGATATTCCAACTCACGAAATTTTCTTTCGTGACTGTCTTTCTTTATCCCTGCTGCATAATAAATAATTCCTTTGGTCTTTCCCCGACTTAATGATTCCAAGCGTCGCTCAAACTCTTCATCTGGGTCTTTTTTAAACAGTTCCTTTATGCGGTCTAAATGCCGTAAACCTACTTTTTGATTCCATTCCTGCATTGCGAGTGGTGATTCATCGGTATTTATTTGCTCCATTATTCGCACCTCACGGGAGAACAATTAATGCGGTTTAAACTTACAGACGCGCTTTGCGTGCTACTTCTTTTTTGATACTGGTGTGGTGGCGGTGATCACGAATTACGGCGCGGACAGACAACACTGCAATCCAGACCAGCACTATCAGCAGGACCAATGCGCCGCCAGTCAATTCAATTAGTTGCCCCGGCATGTCAGCACCTCTTCATTGAAAAATTGAGGTATTACGCCTGACTCACGAAATTGCTGCGTTGCGGCATTCAGTTGATGGAAAGTGGCTAATTCGTTTTCACCTAACTGCCACGCTATGGCGGTAATCATGCTTAAGCCCGCAATGGTATTGCTGGTAATAGCTTTTTTCTCGCGGGCGTGGAGATTTGCTCTTAATGAATAAATTCCATTTTTCCCTACTGAGCGATTGATTAACTCGGCCATATCAGCACTGTGTGTTTGCAGTATGGCGTTAGCTATCTGTAGGCAAGGTGATTTCATGCTGCGACTCCCGTCTCACGTTCGGTGTAAAGCTGATCGATAAAGCCCGTTGCAAGTGCTTGGGCGTCAAGTAAACCGAAAGATTGTTCACCCAGAAATACTTCATAGCGAGCAATAGGATTAATAACTGTTCTTGGGCGATGAGTAATTACAAAGCCACGATAGGCAGATGAATGGCGGCTAATAATGGTTAAGGCGTACATTGTATTTTCCCCTAACTATTGGCTATGGCATCTTTCAACATAGCGACCAAATTAACTTCAACTTTGCCACCAGCCTTAATTTTCGGACGAATAATAATCCGGCCATCACGTACCATTCCCCGGCAGGTAGCGAAAGGGATACCAGTCATTACGGCATACTCTTTCAGAGAGACATAGCCCGTGGGTACGGTGATATTAATGGTGACATTAACCATAATTTTCCCTTATCAATCAGCCTGAATAGCAGCGATACCGCGCAAATAAACTAGGCGGGCCATACTGGAAATTGAACGACTTTCTTTTGCTGCAAGTGCTTCTAATTCAGAGCGTTCACCATCAGATAAACGCATGGGGGTAGGATTTTTTGAGGCGATTCCTTTCGGTAATCGCGAGCGTTGATCATGTTCGACTTGTTTCATAATGGTATATTGTGATCCACTAAGTGTCTGTGAGTTGTATTTTGGTATTCAAATGAATATCTGTCAAGGGTTTTTGTATGCATTCAAATATCGGCGGGCGGATTCGAGAGGAAAGAGAACGTATTGGTCTTAGCCAAATGGCCTTTGGCGAGATTGGTGGCGTTAAAAAATTAGCACAACTTAAGTACGAACAAGGGGGACGTGCGCCTGATGCTCTCTACCTTGAGGCTATTTCAAGAGTGGGTGTTGATGTTCAATTCGTTGTCACAGGTGTTCGTTCCGTGGCGGCGCTAACAAAGGATGAGGAGGAGCTGATCAGCTATTACCGTTCTGCGCCTCTTGCAGTTAAGCAAGCTGTATTTGCCGCACTAAGCGTGGGTAATCCTCCTGAGTCAGGAACAACAGTTAAGGTTACAGGTGGTACCGGTCAGCGGATCGCTGGTAGAGATTTTCACGAGAACAAAAAGTAAAGTGGGAGAGCAGTAGGCATGGAGACTAATGGTGAGCAAAATAGGGTGGCGGGCCGTGATTTTCATGAGAAAAATATCACTGCGGATAATTTCATTAGTCGGGATTTTGTGAATATCGCCATCCCTACAACAGAGATAGACAATCGCCCGCTAGTACCCGCACAGCGAAAACAGTTAAATCAGCTAGTAAAAGAAATTATTGAGACCGGGCATGAAGAGGGGTTTTCAATCTGGCAAAAGGTTCATGCTGAGATTGGTGTTAGCAGCATTGAGGAAATGACAGTGAGTCACTATCAGGCTGCATATAGTTATCTTCAGGCTTTACGTGATCGTAATTGCGAGAAAGAGGCGAGTAAGTCTTTAATACATTTGCTCCTGAAAAATACCCAACAAGAATCGGAAAGGCAGCAACTCATTCGATATTGTCATATTCAGTTTGGTTCAGGGCGTTTAACTGAATTAACGCGCTTGCAATTACAACAGGCTCTCTCGTGGCTGGATGAAAAGCAATATTTAGAGGCAACATCTTCGACAGTGACGGTCTCAGAAAAACGCCTATCGTGGCAGCAACTATTTCGTTATTACCCGATATTTACAGGGGGCATATTTGTCTCAGGATTTTTAATTGCGATTTTAATGGTTATCATTGGTAAGCAATAAAAACATGTTTTTATACCATTTGAATAATTACCCCTCAGCCATTAACAAGGATTAGTGATGAAAACAGTATTGCTTGCATTCATTTTAATGTGGTCTGGTTTTGCTTTCTCAGCAGAAAATCTTGGGCTAACAATTGAAAAATTTCACAATCAACTAAATTCCGAGCTACAAGAAGCTGCTAATGCTTTTGATTTCAATTTAGTCAAAAATATTAAGATAAAAAATGGTGAGGCGGCAAACGTTGCTCAAATTAAGCTAAATGGTAGCAACATAATGATTGCCACTGCGGATAAAAATTCAAAAATGGTGAAAGAATTAACCAATATTTTTATTCCTAAGGGAGATCCTCAGTCAGCAGCAATGAGTTCTCTTTTTATAGATGCAACTTTAATGAAAATGTTCTCCCCTGAAATTTCTGAGGATGAGAGAGGACAGTTAATAAGCGAATTAATGTACGAGGCAACAAATTCACCAGATAAAAAAGGGCAATACATTGCTGATGAAGTGACCTATACCGTAATGGGTACAAATGGTTTAGGCCTTTGGTTTATTGTGGCTCCTAATAAGTAGGTGATTGATGGCTGTTCGTAAATTAACTACTGGCAAATGGATTTGTGAGTGTTACCTCAATGGACGGCGCGGTGAACGGCTTCGCAAGCAGTTTGCTACCAAAGGTGAGGCTCTCTCATTTGAGCGCCGCGTGATGCAGAAAGATCAGGTTGTTGAGGCTTCGGTTGGAAATACATTAAAACTCAGTAATTTGGTTAGTCGTTGGTATGAGATGCACGGGCAAACTCTAACATCTGGTGAAACCCGAAAGGTAAAGTTAGAGGCTATCTGTGAACGGTTGGGTGATCCACTAGTCACGGATTTTGATAAGAATGCTTTTGCTGTTTATCGGGAACAGCGGCTTAACGGAAAATGGCAAGCTAAGGGCAGGGCGGCACCGAAACAAGCAACGGTTAACCGTGAATATTCTTATCTTCGGGCGGTATTTTCCGAGTTAAAACGGCTAGGGGAGTGGGAGGGGGATAATCCTCTGGATGGCTTACGCCAGTTTAAAGAGGGGGATCAGGAGCTAGCATTTCTCTATCCTGACGATATAAAGCGGCTATTGGCTGCTTGTGACGAGTCGGAAAATAAAGACCTAGGTAATGTGGTTCGCTTATGCCTGGCTACCGGCGCTAGATGGAGTGAAGCACAAGGGCTTTCTCAGTCTCAACTTATGCCGAACCGTGTCACATTTACTCAGACTAAAAGTAAACGCAATCGTACAGTTCCCATTTCCAAGCGTTTATATGATCGCTTACCTAAACGGCGTGGGCCAATATTTTCATCTTGTTACGATGCTTTCAAAAATGCACTAAAAAGGGCCGCGATAGAACTGCCTAAAGGACAGCGTACGCACGTACTGCGGCACACATTCGCCAGTCATTTTATGATGGGGGGCGGCAATATTTTGGTACTGCAACAAATCCTCGGCCACAGCACTATCGTGATGACTATGCGTTACTCACATTTCGCTCCGGATCATCTGGATGCAGCACTAACTTTAAACCCATATGATAATTTAATTAAGGAATAATTGATGAAACTCAGTGTTACTGGTTATAAGTCACTTTCAAAAAAAGTGACTATTGATATTGATGGGTTGACGATATTATCAGGAGCTAATAGCTCTGGTAAATCTAGTTTTATGCAGCCATTTTTGCTAATTAAACAAACTTTAGATTCCACATATTCTAATGATGCATTAATCCTTAATGGCGAGAATGTGAAACTTTCAGATTCAAAGGAAGTTCTGTCAAGGGTTGATGGAGCAGATAAAACCAACTTTACACTAGAAAATGAAGACGATAGTGGATTAGTCATCGGGCTAAGGTTTGATTACATTAAAAATATAGGAATTCAAACAAAAACTGCATATTTGAAGAAAAAACATAATACTATAATTGAATTAAAAGAGGGCGAGGGTATTGAGAGTGATATAAATTTAGATGACTATGCAAATAATCAAGGTGGCCCCACATTCAGAGATTTTGCAAAGCACTTTAAATCCCAAAACAGCGATCATAAAAGATATTTATCTATTGAAGATGTGCGCTTGGTTATACGATTCGCAACTCAAATAAAAGGCAAGCAGAATTTTTATTTTGCCCTTGATTTGAATTCAAGCTTTCAAATGATATGTCAAGGAATTATACATATTCCAGGTATACGTGGAGGTTACGATAGAACATATAAAGTTGCTGCAACTGGAAAGTCAAAAGACAGCATTTTCAAAGGAACATTTGAACAATATGTTGCAAGTATCATTCATGGCTGGAAAGGAAATAAAGATGGCAAAGAAAAGTTAGCTTTGCTTATAGATTATTTGTCACGTCTCAATTTGACATCTTCCATTGATGTTGAAAGAAAAAATGATACGCAGTTAGAAGTGAAAGTATCAAGATTCAAGAAAAAACAAGGTGTTAAGGACGATTTTGTAAATATTCTTGACGTCGGCTTTGGAGTCTCTCAAATATTACCTGTGTTAGTTGCTATTATATCAGCTAAGAAAAGTAACATTGTATATGTAGAGCAACCTGAGCTTCACCTTCACCCCAATGCTCAAATGATTCTAGCTGAAATAATTGCCTCTTCAGTGAATAAAGGAATTAAATACGTTATAGAAACGCATAGTTCTATATTTATCAGAGGGATTCAAACGTTAGTAGCAAAAGGACAAATTACTAATAACAAGATATCCCTCAACTGGTTCACTCAAGACGATATCACTGGTGAAACGAAAGTAAATCATTCGAGTCTTGATCAGTTTGGGGCGTTTGGCGATTGGCCTGAAGATTTCGAATCTACCTATTATAAAGCGGACTCTGAATATTTGGATGCAGTAGAACAAGCAGAGGAGCGCATATCCAATGGAGAATAAGAAACTTGTCATTGATGCCGATATATTAAGATCCTCTGGTGTGACTGAACATCCTGTATCTAGTGCGGCAAGAAAACTTTTACAGGCTGTTTTGGAAAGTACCTGTTTTGCTGTAGTTAATCATGAGCTTGAAACTGAATGGAAGAAGCATTCGTCTAGAATGGCTATAAGTTGGCGGGCTTCAATGAGATCTAAAGGAAAGATTTTAAAATGTAACAAGGATAATTTTTATCACGAAATTGTCCACGATTCAGACCTCGAGGAGAGATTAAGACTTGTTGCTTTAAAAGACTCGCACCTTGTCACTCTCGCTATAGATTATGACAAAATCATAGCTTCAAATGATGATCGTGCAAGAGATGCTTTTTGTCATTTATGCTTAGAGAGAGAGGAGCTTGGGCAATTGTATTGGGTCAATATTAAAAACAACAGTGAGGAAGTAATTAGTACATTGTCTAATAAATATGCTGACTTAAATGTTATTCATAAGCTTACTCCAATCGAGTAAATTGAATTTAGTAATGGCGACGCAAATGAATCTTGCGCAGGTATAAGTCGATATACGTACATACAACTTATTGATATAGATTAACTTTATGTTTTCATTGATTATGTTTTATTTTTTAAAATCCCTCGGCTTATGGCTGTGCGGGTTCAAGTCCCGCCCCGGGCACCATGGAAAATAGTATAAGTAAAACAAAGTAGTATGAGTATGTCGTTAACCGCCGAGAGGCGGTTTTTTTGTGACCCAAATCTTATTTCACCATTGTTTCACCATATTCCTGCTCTTTTGTGGCTGTTTCACCATTCAATTTCGTCACTTTATTGCTCTTCTTGTTGCCCGCCGACGACAGGGACAATCGCGACTTTTCTGTCATACCGTGCCGTTTGCGATGCATTTTTATGTCCCGAAATCGCCTGTTTTTCATAGAGGGTTCCGGTGAGATCAGAAACACCTTTCGCCTTCAAATCGTGGAAGGTGAAATTGAAATCCAATTCAGGGTGTGACTCTTTTGCCATTTTCCTGGCTTTACGCCACTGGCTATTAAAAACATCACGGCTATACCGACATCCACCTCTTTGGTGGATGAGATAAATGCTACTTATCCCTGGCTTCAAGGGGAGGGTATCGGCCAACGCAATCGCATTCTGCAATCGTCCGGTCCAGGCCTTAATTTGTTTTACTCCCGTTTTTCCCTGCCTGATATATAGCCCTGCGTCTTTAATTTGGTCACGGCGTAACGCAAGCACGTCAGCTTGTCTTGTGAGATACAGATAGGCTATTTCCATGGCGATGCGGACAATGTTAGAGGCGGCAAAATAGACTGCACTATATTCTTCATCAGTAATATAGCGCTCTCTACTGAGCTTCTTAAACTGCTTTACACCAGTGCAAGGATTCAATTTTACTTTTCCGCGCTCGTATCCCCAGCGGAAGACTCTCGACATGAAAGATTTTTCTCTGTTGGCTTGAATCCGACTTGTTATCCCCCGTTCATCCATATACGTTCGAATATGCTCGGGCTTTATACTGTTGGATGACATTTTTCCAAATACAGCGATTATTTTTGAGGAGTGTTTGCGATAGTCTTTTTGTGTTTCACTCGCCAAATCACAGAAATCGCCGGACACCAAAAACTCTTTAATGAGACCAGTAAATGTCGTGTCACTTTTCTGGCCGACCATTAATCTCTCGTAGGCCATCCATACCTCGGCCTGGCTGGATCCAAAGCTGCAAAGTCGGATTGTTCCACCATCGATGGCCCCGAACTCATAGGCTGACCTGCCTTTTCGAACACGAGGCGGCATCCAGTTGTCAGCGGGGTCTTTGCGTGGGCGAGCCATAATCAGGTTGTTCATCAGACTCCACCTGAATGAGCTGACGCGATGACAGTGGGTCCCCAGGTGGTGCTGGGTCAAGCATCTTTCCGCATGATAAAAAAATGCCATTTTCGTGTAAGCATTCGCATTGTTTTCTCGGTTGAACAAACTCGGTGATCTCTTCTAATTCAATACGAGTTAATAATTTCCTATTCAGACGCTGTAGACGCAATGCTGAATAGGTTCACCCATCAAAGCGATGAACCTGCTTGCTCATCAACGTATTACGCTAATATTTTCCAGCGTTACCTGACTTTCAGGCTTATCATTTACCTGATGGGCAACCGGGACAAATATGTTTATATCTTTCAGCCAGGCTTCTTTGCTACTGCTATCGGGCTGATATTTCTGTGTTTGAGTACATTCAGCTAACAGATATTTCCCGCTAAACGCAGGTGAAAGGTTATGAGCATATCCCTCTCTTGTTACCTCGCAACGTAAGATTCCTGAAGAAGACGCTTGCTTATTGGAATCAATATCGTCCCTGTGTGCCAT